GAAAAGTGTTGTGTCGCTTGTTCGTGAGAGGCAAACAATTCCATTCTTGAAATTCTAGTTCAGGATATTCAGACACTGGAAAAATATGATGAACCATTTCAGCCGGTTCTGATATTCCGTACCTCAAACTTTCCTGACAAAGATAATTATGTTTTCTTAGAACTTTATCCCTGAACTTCTCCCACTTCTTTGTCTTCAAAGAAGGTCTGACAATTTTGTTATACATCCAATCCTCCTCACACAAAAAGGACAGACCAAACTGATTGGCTGTCCCTCTCATACTTGAAGCTATGCTATCATAATATTTTATTTTATGTGAGAAAACAAGGGCTTATTTTCTCATTCTTTTATTTTTAACATTTCAATTTCATGTTCAACTTGTTCTTTCTTCTTTTGCAAGTCTTCCAAACTTTGGGCATCTAATGCTTTTTTAATAACTTCAAGCCGTTCGATTTCTTTTTTAAACTCAATGAGCTTATCTACTTTTCGTGCGAAATCTCCGAAATTTTCAGCCCAGTTATATTCCTCCCAGCCAAACGCTCTTCTCAATTCTCTTTTTTGTTCATTGAATTTGTCTATCATCGCCTTGTTAAGGTATGCTTGTACAATCAAGATATAAATTGACATACCAATAACTAATGATGAGATTACAATCATTCCCCAAAACATTAAGTCCTTCATTCTTCTACCTCTTCTATTTCAATTCCTTCACAATCAAAGACCCAACCGAATCCAGCTTGTTCCAGTTTCTTCTTTGTAAATTTTGAATAAGCTTTACTGCTGTAAAAATAAATTGCATCTTCATCAGGATCTCTCATGAGGTATTGACCGGATGATTTCATCTTCACTTTGTAGCGTTTTTCTTTTTTTAACAATTCGGGACTTTCCCAACGATTCCCAATTTTTGAGTAGTATTGGAGAACATCTTTTGTTATTTCTATTCTGGTATTTATTGTGATACCTTCACCAATCCATCTGCAATTATCATGATCATATCTCACGAGAAAAATATATTCCTGAGCATTGTTTTTCAGAATATCTGCTTCAAAGATCTCATTGCCGTTTATATCTTTAAGTCCTGTTGATTGCATGAATTCCACATCATCAAATAAAATACCCTTTGGAGTGAAATCAACATCTTTCATACATCTTTTATTTTTGTCCCATGCTTGGAATTTTGGAATCATTTTTACCCTCACTTTCACATATCTTATATTTTGTTAAGCTCGCCTTGTTTCTGAAATCCTTTTAGAATATGGCTTTCATTCGTTTCTCTTTTTCTAGCTTATGCTTAACTCATTATGTTAATGTCAAAAATATAAAAATTAAATAACAAAGTTTCTCAAGGCATCATCTAATTCAGCTTGTTCAATGCCGATGTATCTCAGCGTAATAGCTGGAGATGAATGATTGAACATCTTCTGTAGTGTGCCTACATCCTTTGTTTTGTTATAGTATTTATATCCAAATGTTTTGCGCATTGTGTGCGTTCCCACGTTATCAATGCCTAATTCTTCAGCAGCTTCATGAATGATCTGGTAGGCTCGTTCACGAGTGATGGCCTTGTTTCCTCCTTGCCTGCTCTTAAATAAGAAATGATGGAATGGTTTCCCTTCAACATACTTCCTCATTTCTCGTTTCAGTTCTTTTGTCATCCTACGAGAAATCTGCTTGCCAGTCTTTCTCTCTCGTAGCTTGATGTGCCATCCTTGAACATCTTTGACTTTGAGCGTGAGGATATCACCAACACGCAAGCCTGTATTGAGACCAGTGATGAAAAGCATGTAATACATTTCATTCCATTCTCTCAGGTAGTCCTTCATGGCTTGAATGTCATCCGTGTCCTTTATAGGTGAGACCTCTTCCATACGCTTCCCCCTTTCTATATTAAAATTGATTTTCATAAGGAATTGGGAGTGCAGGAATCGAACCTACTCCTACTGTTTTCCGCCAGCATGCTCTAACCGTTTGAGCTAACTCCCTAACCATTATTAGAAGACCCTCTCATCCATGATGTGATTATCATGAACAAGATTATAGTATTTTATTTTGTGTGAGAATACAATATCTTATATTCTCAATTTATAGTACACCTTTCATTCTGGCATACGTTTCCAAGATACCAGCACGCTTGCGGTAAATTGTAGCATTGCTGACAAATTGCTTTTCTGCAATTTCTTCCCAATCAAGATTGGCTTGTCCCCATCTCAGATAGAAAATATCAAGCTGCTCTCCTGTCAGTTGCTTTTTAAAGGATTCAACAGTTTCTTTGAACAGCTCAAGATTCTTCAGAGTCACATCAGTAGCAAATTTCATCACTGTGTTTTCTGTTGGTTTGCTGATTCCAGACTTACCACCCCCAACAAGGTCATCACCATTCTTCGCCATTAATTCTGCTTTGCGTGTCCAAATTGCCCTGTCAATTCCACGAAAATTGAATAATTCTTGATCAAGGTTAAACAATTCTCTGTTGTTTAATTTTTTCATTCAATAACCTCTCTTTGATAGATTTCAACTATCCCCTTACCTTTTAATTTCTCACAGTGAGCAAGTGCTTCATGTCTTGTTTCAAATTCAGCTTCAGTGTATTCAGCTAAATGCTTAGGATCAATCCAGCTTGCATGACCGTGATACTTTCTTACAACATACATCTTCATTTCTTTCTCCTGCTTTTAAAAGCTATCACGCTAGCCCAGATCAGACCAGAGAGCCAGACCAGTGCGAATAGTAAATAGATAAAGTTTTGAAAGTCCATCCCACTACCTCAAAATTTTTCTCAGTTTTTTATCGCTTTTCTTGGGCAGATTAAAACTGACTGTTATTTCCTTATTCGCTAAAGTGATGTCGCCACTAACTAGTACACTGGCATCAATAACCCCTGCTTCCATAACCATACTATCTGGATCAAAATCTTCGACAGTTGGAGAAAGTATTGTCCATTTCTTATCATCAGCCGTTTTTATTTTTAATCCCAAAAGACGGCCATTGTAATATCCACGGTACTTTCTAATCAGTCGTTTTCTCGCTTTATTCAATGACATGTCTTATCTCCTTTGTGATTCTATTTCTTTCTGCTCTCAATTTTAAACTAGTGTTAACACCAAAATATACCAGTGTTATTTCTTTTTCCCATTGATTCTTTGTGTAAGGGTATAGGTTTGGCCGTGTCATTCTATTACCTCCTAAACTTCTAAATATAGAATTTCCATGTTGAATCCATTATCAATAAACTTGTGTGTCAATTCTTTGTTAATCCCACTTCCTAGACAATGATAAACTACATCTACATTGATGTCTGCACCTAAATATTTTTCCAAACGCATACGATTGTCTACGTAAAATGCAACATTCCTTTTTTGTTGCTGATATGGTCTGGCTTTAGCTATATCCCTAGTACACCACATCAACACTTTTGAGATGATATCTTTCTTGGTAAAACAGTCTTTTAAAGAAAAGAAGGTGTTAGTTTTTGGAATAAGAATTAGTTCCAGTTGTCTATTTATAAATGAATCAGGAAAGAAGCTCATAAGTTTTTCCAGTTCTTCATATACCTCATTGTTCATTCTTCCACCTCCTCAACTTCTATCCTCGAACAATCAAACACCCAGCCAAATCCTGCTTTTTCAATTTCTTCACGGGTGTGTTTTCTTCTAGTTGTGTAAATGTTGTTATAAAAACGGTAGTCGTTATTGTTTGTTTTCACAAGGTAATCATCTGTGTTTTTTAATTTAACTTCATACCGCTTTTCTTGTTCGACCTCGTAGCCGTCAAGCCAAGCTCGTGCAAAGAGTTCGGAATTGTCCCAATACCATTCTGCAACTCTATCAGACATGCATGCATCTATTGAGTAGGATAGTGTATGGCCTAGCTTTTTATGTTCTGTGATAAAATCAGCCACATACTGCGGTACTGTGACTCTCTCACGTTTCATAGCACCATCAAACTTACCTTGCTTGTAACCTGCACAATATTTATGAAACCCATATTCACTTCCAAGTTTATTCAAAATTTCATTGATCCATACTGCTTTAGTTCCAAGATCAAACTTTTCAATTCGTTCGATGACATCTTTTAGTTTAATTTTATATTTATTGATCATTTGATCTGCGCTTACAATAAACTCTTCTGGTATTTCTACTTTTTCGCCACTGTCAAGAACTACACTAATTGCTATCGAATCATCTGTAGAATAAGCAAACCCGTCAAAGCTACCATAAACTAAAACTCTAGTACAATCCTCCATTTTATAAATCCTCCTCTTCAATATTTGATTTCTTTAGAATGGCAATTTGTCATCTGTGATGTCCATTGGGCTTGCAAAACTTGGTGGCATCTGTTCCGTCATGCTGTTTTGATTTGCGGTATTGTCACGCTTTTCAAGAACTTGAAAACTTTCTGCGACAACTTCAGTCACATATACACGTTGTCCTTGCTGGTTCTCGTAATTTCTTGTTTGGATTCGTCCAACAATTCCCACAAGCATTCCTTTTTTCGTCCAATTACAGAAACGTTCTGCTTGTTCTCGCCACATCACACAATTGATAAAATCTGCATCATACTCATCATTTGCATTCTTGAAATTGCGATTGCATGCAATATTGAATTGAGCAGTTGCAATGTTGTTGGGCGTGTAGCGTAGTTCTGCATCTCTGGTCAACCGACCAATAAGAGTCACATTGTTAATCATTATTATCCTCCGACATTATTCATTTCAGCAGCTTCCTTGAGCGCTTCTGCTTTCTTGCGTTCCTGCATTTGATATTCTTGGTTCAACTTATTCAAGATTGTATCTTGTGCAGTGTTCTGTTCAGCTAATCTCTGGATGCTCAATTCATGTTCCTGAAGCGTCCATTCCATATCTTTGATTTTGTTTTCTTGATCAACTAATCTGGAATTGAGATTGATAGCGATGACTAATGAAATAGCTGTCAATGAGATCAAGTTGATGATCAGCCAATTGATTTTACTTTTCATCTTCAATTACCCTTTCTAGTCTAAACTGACCAGCTTCTCTTCCTCGTTCATTTAAGTGTATATAATACTTGAGAAGTGAGACATCTTTTCCTGTGATCTTGCTCAATTCTTTCAGTGGAGCTGTACAGATGTACTTCCCTTGATCAAAGAATCTATAATCTGTCAATTCTTCTGGATCTCCCATCAATGCCTTTTCATCAATATTGAAGAACTTACACAATTCATGGACGTGAGCTGGTTTTATATTTTTGTTTGTGATCCATTGTTGAATTGTATTTGGGTTTCTATTCAATTTCATTGACAGCTCTTTGCGTGTTAGTCCTTTACCAAGGATCAACAATTGCAATTGTTGACGAAAATGATCCATCTGATTTCTCGTGTAATCTCTCATGCTGTCACTCCTGTTCATGATTATTCTTCAAATCCTCAATAAGCCATTCAAGATATTTCTTAGCCTTATCCAAATCTTCAAGCCCATTCTTCTTCTGGAATCTACATAGATACTTGATAGCATTTCCCCAATAGAATCCCTGAACCCCTTTCAGATTTCCTGCAAAGTTCCGGATGACATCAATGGATTCCAGACCATATTCACCACAATAGTGATTTGGCTTATTTACTGAATCATTCATCTCTTCTAAAATCTGTTCAAATGACCGTTCTTTCATTTTAGTCTTTCCTCCTTGATCCAAATGCCATCAACCAATTTTCCTTTGCGGTCCTTGATTTCTTCATAGGCTTTATTTAAGCACTCAACAAAGTCATAGTTGAGCATTTGAGAAATTCGCATCAACTCATGTACTACGCTTTTAAGTTGGTAGCCTTGGCGGTTGAAATAAGATGCCAGAGCTTGATCCATCATCAGTACAAAATAATCTTCTGTTTTTGCAGCTTCTGAAAAAATGAATTTCTCTTGTTCTGGGAAGATTTCTTTTGTGTTGATACCAAGTTGAAGAGTTAATCCAATCAATACAACAGTGATGTCTCCAATACTATCTTTGGTCACTTCTTCATCTTTTTCAGCAATTCCTCTCGACAGCTCCCCAATTTCTTCATAGAGTTTCAGGAATTGCTTATTGGGTTCTTGAGTGTGTAAGTTGCGATCATAGAACCATTTTTGAACTTTTGAAATTAGATCCTTTAATTTGTTGTTTTCCATTCGTTAATACCTCCGACTTTCCATAGTTTCAGGAAATTTAAAAATGTGCTTGCTTGCTCCCTTGAAGATTCGATCAGCAAGCGCTTGATTGTAAATTGTTTTAACGTCATTACTTGACAAGTTAGTGTTGAAGAATGTTGTTTGCCTACTATCCAATATTTTGAATAGAACCCTTTGTCTCCAATCATTCGCCTCTTTAAGATTGGCGCTCATGCTACTTTCTTTCCCCAAATCGTCCAAGAAGAGGAAGTCAACTTTGCTGAGCAGATCCACAGCATAGCTCTCTGTGAAGTCTCCTCTACCATTAAAGCTTTCTTCAATCTTATTGAAGAGAGCTGATGTTGAAATAAAGATCACACTTTTTGGATTCTCGCATTCTTTTGATTGTTCATTCAATGCTTTTGCCAAACCAATAGAAAGATGGCTTTTACCAATGCCAGGCGGTCCACTCAGGATCACATTCCCTGTTTCAAATTTCAGATAATCCCTCAGCATCCGTTTCATGAAGTTGAGAGCTTGCTCATTAGTTGAATTGTCTGCTGTATAATTCTCTAATGTCTTATCACTCAACTCTTGAGAATAGATGCTTTCTCTTTCAAATACTTTGTAAGTGTGAGACAAGAGGGCTTTGATTTTTGCTTCCTGTCTCAAAAGAGATTCCATCTTCAGGATTTCTTCTTTTTCGCATTCGGGACAGATCTCAATGATCTGTTCTGATCCACTGATCTTCACTTTTGCATATTGGACCTGACAGCCATGTTTTTCACAAGATGTAATTTCTTCATTCATTAGAATCCCAACCTTTCATCTTGCTTCTGAACATTTTGCTGTTTTGGCATTTGCTGATTGCGGTATTTTTCAAATTTACTAGCATTGAAGAGCGTATCTGGTGTTAAGTATTTAGACATCTTTGTATTATCCTTCCATTCGTTTGTCTTAACATCAATCACATATTTGAAGTCTTCAATTGTGTAGTTCTCACTCAATCTTCCGTTGATTAGTCTTTGAGTTGACTTGCTAGTTGGTTTAAAATGTGAACCAGTTTTCTCATTCAGATATTTGATAATTTCTTCATAGACATCTGATTGGGGCTTTTGCCCCTTATCTATATCTATATCTATATCTATATCTATATCTCCATTACACTTTGTTACATCGGAGTTACATTGTAACGCTTTTTGATTTTCTCGATGTTTGCGAACTCTACGGGCGCTAGCGGTTTCACTACCTATCATTTCTGGAACTTGCTCAAGATTGAACTGATAATTGTCTGATGTTGTCAACAATTTCTTTTTAGTTAAGAACATCAATGTCAATCTAATTGCTTCAGGATCTTCATCAATAATGAGTGATAGTTCTTCAGCTAGATCCTCAGCCAATCCTTCAAAATACAATTTTCCTTGTTCTGATAGACTTACAAGCATCATCTTCAGATAGATGATTGTGATCTCTTCTCCTCCGGGAAGTTTCCGCATTAGCTTCATTTCCTTGGAGTTGAAGAAGTCATCTTTTAGTTGTAACCAGTAATATCTACGGTTTTCAGTTACCATTCATCAGGCCTCCTTGTTTGCAAATTTTGCGTATTCTTTGAGGAAGTATAGCTGGACAGTTCCAAGACTCCCATGCCTATTTTTTTCAAGGATGAGTTCTGTCACATTGTCTGGCTCTTCTTGTTCATCACGCTTGTAGTAAGCTTCTCTGTACAAGAAGGCTACTATGTCAGCATCCTGTTCAATTGATCCAGATTCCCTCAAGTCTGAAAGTATAGGTCTCTTATCATTCCGTTGATCAACTCCACGAGATAACTGACTGAGAGCGATGACAGGGACTTTCAATTCTTTGGCTATGATCTTCAATTGTCTTGAAATTTCAGAGACTTCCTGTTGTCTATTCTCTCTTCCTCTTCCTTCGATTAGTTGAAGATAGTCAATCACAATCAATCCTAAACCGCCATTTTCTTGAGCCAGTCTTTTGGCCTTTGATCTAATTTCTGAAATTCTGATTCCTGCTGTGTCATCAATGAAGATCTTCCCTTTTGCTAGTCGTTCCTGTGCTGAAATCATTCTGCGCCATTCGCTCTCAGAGAGATTCCCTGTTCTGACATGATACGATGGAATCAAGCCTTCTGCTGACAGCATACGCTCCACCAAGCTTTCTGCTCCCATCTCAAGCGAGAAGATTGCTACTGCTTTATCTGAACTTTTGGCCACGTTCTGAGCAATGTTCAGGGCAAATGCTGTCTTCCCCATTGCAGGCCTTGCAGCTATAATGATCAAATTATCTTCATGAAGGCCTGTTGTGATTTGGTCAAAATCAGTGAATCCTGTTGAGGTTCCTGTCACATCACCAACCTTCTGAGAGCGTTCATCTAGAATTGATTGAGTTGAATCAATCACATCAATGATAGGCCTGAATCCTTTTTTCTGCTCGCTTGAAATTGTTGACAAATTCTGCTCAGTTTGAGAAAGGATCTCATTCAAATCTTTTTGACCATCGTAAACATTTGAAATACTCTGGCTTAGATCTTCGATGACTTTTCTTGCTCTGGATTTCTCAGCGACAACTTTTGAATAATGTTCAATGTGGGCGCTTGTAGGCACTGCATTGATCAGACTTGCAAGAAATGCCATTCCTCCGACCTGCTCGAACTGCCCAATAGAGTCTAGGGCTGATTTGACAGATACGGGATCAATTGGATCTCCTTTATCTGATAGATCCTGCATAATGTTGAAAAGCATCCCATGAGATAGTTTGAAGAAACTATCTTTTGTCAGATATTCGGAAGCAATGTGAATCTTATCAGGATCAAGGAAGATAGAACCTAACACTGCTTGTTCAGCTAAAAGATCATGAGGCAGTACATTCATATTTTCTGCCATTTAGTTGCTCCTATCTACGATAGCCGAAGCGCATTGCTTCCCGTGCTTCTTGGATGCGTTGCTGTTCTTGAATCATTTTCTTGAGTTCTCGTTTTGACTCTTTGCATCGTTCGCTGATTGCGCTGATAATAATCATTTGAAGCAAGATCACCATGATCAATAAAGCGATAATAATTTCTAGTAACATTTCTAATTCCTCCAATATTCATTCAAGTTAACAGCCATGATTGCTGCCAGGTTCTTTTGTTCTGTCAAGATTTGGCGCTTGTAGGGTGCCAATCCCTCATTCCGTTCTTCATCATTTTTAGGAAGGTAATACCCATTGGGCTTTCTCTTCTTTGCAACTATGGGATGTCCAAAATTTACACGCAAGCTTTCAATGATATTTTCTATTGTTCTCTTGCCACAGTGAAATTTTTGTCTGAGCTGAACTGCTGTAACTGGCATTTCGTTTGTTGCGTATTTTTTGATGTAGTTAAGGATATTTGCTTCTGTGGCTGTCATCTCTCTAGATATTGCCATGTGCGGCCTCCTTGTGTTATAATCGTTTTAGTAATTTTTGTTAAGCGCCTGATTTTTCGGGTGCTTTTTATTTTTGCATTGAGCGACAAAACCGCTGAACATCTTCCAGATTGTAAAGGTATTTCCCACCTTTACCAGATTGCTGAAACTGAAATTTCCCTTGGTCCCTCCACTCTTCAAGTTTTGTTCTTCCCCAGCCAGTGGATGCTTGAAGTTCTTTGATAGAGACCCATGTTGTCTGTCTTGATGTTCTTTTCTTAGCTTCATCTAATGCTTTGATATTTAACTGAACCAGCTCTTCAAATAGTTTATCTTTGAAATCTGGACCAAATAATTCTAATACCATCTATCTTTCCTCGAATTTTTCCCATGATTCAGAAATTCGCAATTTCTTATTTATGCGCAATTTCAAATCATCACTGCCTTTCCCGTTCTTGAACATCTGTGTGATCATCGCTGGGCTAACCCCGACCACAGTTGCAAGATCTGAACGAGTCCATCCACGCTTGTGGAGTTCTTCTTCTACAAGTTCATTCCATTTTTCGTGTTGTTGGCTCATGTTTTTTCTCCTTTATTTTTTAATAGAGTTAAAGAGTTAGTAAATTGTTTTAAAAACGCTTGACAATTTTAATGTATAGTATTAAAATGAAAGCATAATTAAAAACCTTGATAAAACGTTATATCTATCAATTTTCTTGCTCGCCAAAGCTATTTTATTTTTAGGTAAGTTTTAACACTGTTTTTTACTAACTCATTAACTTACAAAAACTATTTTAATACACTGCATTAACTTTGTCAAGCATTTTAATGTGAAATATTAAATATTTTTTGTCATATTCTCAGAAAGGTTGAAAAATCAATGTTTCAGACATTTGACAGAATTAAAGAACTTGCCCAAAAGCAAGGACTTTCAATAAATTTATTGGAAGAAAAACTGGGTTATAGTAGGAATACTATTTATAATCTAAAAAATTCCAAACCGTCTACTGAACGAATTTCAGAAATCGCAGATTACTTCAACGTGTCCACCGACTACCTATTGGGACGCACAGATAATCCAAGAATTGCAAAAGATGGTGATGCTTCTGCACCATTAGACCTCAGAGACATCGCTGCTCAATCAATGCTATTTGATGGTAAACCATTGACTGAAGAAGATATAGATTTCATCACAGCGGTTCTGGAGGCACACTTGAAAAATAAATAGAGGTGCATTTTATGACTGTGAAAGAACTTTGTGCTAATGAGGGAGTGAACTTGTGCTATTTTGATGGCAGTGAGTGGCACAGCCCCGGATTCTTCAATCCTGTTTTGAACATTTTGGCATTAGATATAAATTTGTCAAACGAGGAACAGAAACAAGTTGCTCTTCATGAACTTGGTCACAAAGAACACACTCCTTTTCAATACGAATTGAACAGGGAACTTTGCGAATTACAAGCAGATAGAAGCATGATTCATCACTTGCTTGAAGAAGAGTTGAAGTTGATGGATGATGTAAGAGAATTCAACTATCTGCATTTTATGGAGAAATACAGTCTGAAGACCATTGCAAGTGAAACGATGGTCAAAGACGAATATAATTCACTAATTAGTTAAAAAGGAGAAATACAATGGCTATTTTTGGAAAGAAACACGATGAATCAGAAGAGATTCAACTCTTTGAATCTACTGAGAATGAAAAGACATTTTTCTTTGCGAATCAAAAAACTCTAGTAAGAATTGATGATCATTTCATTCGGATCGCTCGACAAAACACAATCAGCAATGCTTTGTTGCAGGGGCTGGATGGAGAAAAATCTATACTACTCTCAAAGATTACTGCTTACCAATTGAAAGAACCGGGTAAAACAGTAGGCTATCTTCAGTTGATTTTCCCTGGCAGTATTGAGCCGAAAGGTGGAGTGTTCGATGCTGTGAAAGATGAGAATACAATCACATTCAACAAAGAAGATAAAGCTAAAATATTAGAAATCAAAAACGCTATTGAGGAAGCACTGATAAACAATTAAGACAAACAAAAAAACCTGCACTCAACATTTGGGGCGTAGAGTACAGGGATACTGTTAAGGCGTAAAAATAGGCTTGAAAAAGCCCTTTTCACTATGCCTATTGTACCAATAAAAGAGGGAAAAGGCAATGGAAATTAAATCTTACAAAAAGAAAAATGGTGATACTGCCTACGGATTTAGGATCTATGTGGGCAAGGAAAATGGCAAAGACAAGTATGTCAAGCGTCAAGGATTCTCAAGCAAAGCAAAGGCACGGGCAGCACTCTTACAACTTCAGGACGATTTGGAAAATGGCGAGCAAACAAAAAAAGATATCACAGTTGAAGAGGTATCAAAGAAATGGCTCAAAGAGTACGCTGACACTGTTCAGGATAGCACTTACATCAAGACTGAAAGAAATATCAAAAATCACATCTATCCAGTCTTTGGTAGTCAGAAAATAGCTTCCATCACTCCTCTTCAATTGCAGGAACAGATCAATGAATGGTCCAAAAAATTAGTGTATGGGCGCAAGCTGAAAGGTCTGATGAATAACATTTTCAAGTATGCTATCCGTTATGGTTACGTTACAACCAATCCTGTTGATAGCGTGACCACACTTGTCAAGAAAGAGAGTGATTCTTCTAGTGATTTTTATGATAAAGATGAATTAAAATCATTCATGAAATTAGTGGATGACACAGATGATTTGAGAAAGAAAGTCATGTTCCGTCTCCTAGCGTTCACAGGGGCCAGAAAAGGGGAGGTTTTGGCTCTCAAATGGACTGACTGGATAGATAATACCCTAAACATAAACAAGGCCATTACAAGAGGTTTTGAGGGCGAATCTGTGGGGGCTACTAAAAACAAGAGTAGTGTCCGACTGATTAGCCTTGATCAAAGAACAATTGATCTGCTCTCAGAATACAGAAAAATGAATCCTACTACCACTTTTATTTTTGAAAGCCCTGAAGGAAAGCCTATACCAAGTTCACTGCCACGCAAATGGCTCTTGCAGATTGTCAAAGGGACTGAGGTCAGGCCTATCAAGATCCACGGTTTTAGACATACACATGCCAGCTTGTGCTTTGAAGCAGGAATGACATTGAAGCAGGTCCAACATCGTCTTGGTCACTCTGATTTGAAGACAACCATGAATGTATACACACATATCACCAAGCAGGCAAAAGATGACATTGGTGAGAAATTTGCTAATTATATAGATTTTTAACTCATCAGATATCAGGACAGACTCTTTTCAGAAAAAAGGGTCTGTTTTTGGGTCTGTTAGTTTCAAAAAGTTATGGGAAAGAATAGAAAGTATAAAAATAAAAAACGTTGAAATGTCAACGTTTTAAGAAGTTTTAATAAGTTTCAAAAAGTATATATGGAGCCGGTGGGAGTTTCTAAAACTCAATTATATAGCTGTTTTTAGGTTTTAGGGTCTGTTTTAGGTACTGACTTCTAAAACTCCACAAGTTCATTGCTCACATTGTTAGTTTAGCATAGCTTCCAAGAAAGTTCAAGTTTTATTTTTTATCTTAGACATAAAAGGAAGTCATTTAATAGGAAAAGATTTTTTTGATAGTTGTTTGAGGTTATAACAGACAATCTTTGAAATGTCTGTTATAACAGAAAAAACCCTCCAAAATGGAGGGTGAAAACTATGCTTTATTTTCTAGCGTTTGAATTCGTGAAACGATAGCTGCAAGCTCTTGTTTTGAAGCAAACATGTTTTCTGCTTGATGGCCAGTGATAAATGAGTCACCGCCATTTTTTAGCTTTTCATCTATTAGCGCATCAATTCCAAGTTCTAGATGCTTTGCCTTGATGTTGGTTGCCATCTGAGATTGAAGGGCGCTATAGGTCACAAATGTTTGATACGATTGATCTGATGTCAAATAGTTTGTTAAATCAACCGTCCTGATTGTGTTTGTGGTCTATTTTCTAGCATTTCAATTCTCTTGATGATTTGACTATCATTGTATGGTTGAATTTGATGTGTGGCTATGTAAGTGGCTATTTCTTCCTGTATGTTGACCTTATCAATTTCAACAATGTTGCTTATTTGATAATTTTCAATAGATTGAATTATATCAATTTTGGCACTCTTATCACTAGGGAAGATAAAACCATCACATTCAACCTCGACTTGATAGATGCCGGCTGGTAGAATTTTTTCAAGTTTGAACTGAACTTTAGAATTTTCTACAACAGTTTCAATTGTCTTCTTTCCTTTGGCATTTGCTATTTTGATCTTAGCGTTTTTACCATTCAGAGAGCTGAATTTGTTGCCATCATAGTCTAATAATTCATATTCAAAGATAGATGAGGAGTCACCTTGTTTGATGACTTCCCCGCCTTTTGTCTGCTTCAGATTAGTTGAATTTTTTCCGCTCATCTAAATCCTCTATTCTACAAATCACAAAGATCTATTTAAAAGATCCAAAGTCTGTGATACGTTGCCCGTTTTCGGATTTCCCCACTGCCACATATCTGCGATTTCCAGAACCGCCAATGTAAGAGATCCAAATGTAGCCATCATTGTCAATCCATCCATCATAGTTGATTTCTTGACCTGCACTGTATACAGCTACAATCTCAGCTCCAAGACCTGCTTCAACTCGTACATTTAGAGCAGACACCTCAACAGTGAATTTCCCTGTTTCTGGATGGAATCCATTTGATTCAATTGTCAATGGTTCTGATGGTTCTGGCTGTTCGAATGCCACAGATGTGTCATCAGTTGGGAAATAGAACCATCCAACAATTCCGTCAAAGTTGCGTGTGTTGTATCGTGCAGGACCTCCAACATAGAGGGAATCAGCATTCCCATCAATGTTCTGTTCAATGGTTTTCATGGTGACTCCATCGCTGTCCTCAATTACAATTCCTGTGTGACCATAAGGATGGCCGTACAGGTAAGTTGTATCCATGACAAAGATGGCTCCTGCTCGTGGGTTGACTCCTACTGCATCATATACTACTTCATACCCTAACCCAGCGGCTGAATTAAGTAGGTCAATAGCATTGCCCCAGAGAGCTTTCCCAAAGAAGTTGATAGAAATTGAATTTGGTAGGTCCACACATTGGGTTCCGTATGCACCATCTGCATCAGCTCCCACACCTTGATTTGCCAAAGATTCTGCATAATTTAGAATGTCATTTAGTGTTGCCATTTTAGAACCTCATTTCTTCCATTGTTCATTTGCTTTTTTCACAGCCGCTTCAATGAATGTGTTTAGTTGGTCATTGGTTAAATTGATGTTATATGCTTCTAGTCCTTCAATCAAGCTAGTTTTAGCATGCTCCATCTTATCCTTTCCGTGAATGTCCAATGTTCCTGCAACTTGTTCAGTGGCATTCACAGCGTTATTTGCAAGGATTTCAGCCACTTCAAGAGCTTTCTTTCCTCCACGAGTGAGAAGGTATTTCTTGACTGCTTGAACAACAATTCCAACCAAAATTACAAGAATACTCATTGCGCTACTTGTTACAATATCAGTGATTTGATTCATTTTTCTTTTCTCCTTTTTTGATTAGTTTACTAGGCTCTTCCAAGCCATCTTTTAACTGAAATTTCTCATGATCAATATTTTGTTTCACAAGACGATCTAGACCAGGTATTTCAACCCCTAAAGCTGAAAGGCTGGCAAGGATGCTTGAACCGTATGCTGCCATCATCGCAACAATGAAGGCATCAACTACGGGTCCAAGATTCATATATAGGGCGAATGGATAGCCGATGGCTGTGATTAAAATCATAGCTGTGTGACTTACTAGCCCTTTCCTCCATTTTCTACTTGAGAACTCATGATAGGCCCAAGCTCTAGCTACACCTAAAACGATATCTAGAGCCACAATGGCCATCAAGAGAAATACAATCATGTGTTCATCAATTCCGTGATCATAGAAGTCACGGACTACTTCGATAATTCCAAAAATTCCATCTGCTTCTTCTTGATACATCAATCACACTCCCTTCGATTAAGATTCAGGGTGTGCTACTGGTTTAGTTTCAAGATCTCCTGATGGCTTGTTTTGTTTCTCTTCTTTGGGAACTTCCCAGTTGTAGATTGCAAGTTTACCATTTTGAAGAAGTGGGCCTTTCAAATCTTTGATGGATTCGCCATTATAAACAAAATCATAGTTGACTTGTACAAGCACCCGTTTCCCTTCGCTGAATTTCTCAGTATGGTCTGGATCAATCAAGGTGAAGATGTCATGCTGTTTGTAGGTCTTGCCTACTTGAGCAGCTTCCACAAGCTCAAGCGCTCGCTTGTAGAGAGTTGGATCAAGTGGATTGTCTTGATTGGTCACAGCTACAAGGACAGACCAATCAGCAAGAGCTTTGTTGTTTTGGATTAGGACATCTTTCTTTTCGTTTTCTTGAGTGAGTTCTTGAATCTTCAGGATGGCATTCTTATTGGCATCAACAGACTTGTCAAGCTCTTTCTTGAGGGCCACGATAGCGCCAGAAGGGTCTAGTTCCATGCGTACAAGGTTTAGAACAGCTTCCACAAGTGATGATTCTTCATCTCCCATGCGGTTGTTTGGAAGAGATTCTTCAAATACCCGGTATGGATAATCTTGCTTGATGGAAACCTTTGTGGCATTTGCTACTGGATCATACGCTTTGAATTGTACTTTATAATTCATTAGGCATTTACCTCATTCTTATTTTTAACTTCTTCAAATAGGTCCTTCAAATCTTTGTCAGATTCCAGAACAGAGCGATAGATTTCTAGTTCTTTGAGGAGCTGTTGTTTTTCCTGTTGTGCTTCAGTCAATCGTGCTTTGAACTCAGCTTCATTGATTGATTTACTAGCCAATTGATTAGCTAGATCTGTGATGATTGATACATAAGTATTTTCTTTCATTTTGTTACCTTTCTACTTAAAGCCATACTTAGTGAATACGTTTCTAATGTGAGTTTGAATAGATGAATTCTTCAAATCCCATCCATAACGTGCAATGATACCAAAACAAGTAATGATATCCCATAGATACTGGCCTATATCTCTTCCGCCACTCATATAGAAATGTTTTGAATATATCCCCTCAATAAACTTATCTCCACGACCAATGAAATGTTTTACACTGTTTTCATTTTGTGGGATCAAATATGTATTCCCGTCATTGGTATTATTGTGAAAGTTCCAAGGGCTACGATATCGCCCATTGTTGTAGATCAATACACGGTCCCCCACAAATTCAGTAAGACTTTCTTCTGCGCCATTACCTTTCCCGGACCACAAACGGATTCCTGCAAAACTTTCATTATCGTGGCGCTCAACTTCTTTAGGGTCTTTGTTGTGGTTTGTTCCAAAAACCATAAGAGCGGCATTCCTGTCCCTGAACTGTTCAGCAACAAAACCACTTTTCATCAACTTGATAAATTGTGATGAATTTGTGTCGTCAATCCTGCGAATGGTTCCAGTATTAGAATATAGATTCAGTGTTCCATCACTTAAATCGAAAACAGTTGTCCCATTATTGGCACTCAAGCGGCCACCTTTGATGTGTTCAGCAGTGAAGTCAATTGAGCCTAATTGAGTGATGAAGGCTTTCTGTGATGTTAATTCCCTAATGAATGCTTGATTTGAAATGAGCTTATTTATTAGAGCGTAGTCAACTAGTAGCTTGTCCGCTGTGACTGCATTGCTGGCCAGAATCTGAGTTGTTACCGATCCGGATTCCATGTGTCCTGTCCGAACGCTCTGAGAAGCCAGATGCCGGCTTGTGATTGATCCATCAACTACCATGTCACCTTTCACCTTGATCAATTTGGCGATCAAAGCAATAGCTTCTGGTTCTTGTACCAACAATGAACTGATGGTTCTTCCGTTGATGGTCTTTCCTGTGCCAAATGAGATCTGGCCATCAGTGATGTTGATATCTGTTTTCTTGAGGACTCCATCAAACTGGCTGACAATTGTTGCCACTTGTCCATCAATTGATTGTTTGTAATTAGCAAAGCGCCCGTTGATACTATCCTTGAAATCGTCTAACTTATCATTGATGACAGAATTTTGACTGGATAGCCTCATTCCAAACTCAGTTGAGAATGTTGATATTTGCCCGTCAATTCCTTGTTTAAACTCGGCAAGTTTAGCTTCAATAATAGATGAACCGTCATCTGTAGGAGGTTGGTAGGTTCTCTTGATAGATCCTTCATACACATCAATGTCCCCAAAATAGAGACTTGCTGGCTGTCCATTTGATGATCCAGTGTTGTCAAATCGCAAAAATGCTTCATCATATTCCTCAGAATTGACTGTGAAATAGTAGCGTGTGATTCTGTCTTGTGGGATGGCGATCTTGTCAGCAAGTCTGAATACTTTTGTAAAATTCCCCGTCTCACCCTTCTTCCTTGCCAAAAAGTAGAATGTGGAATTTTTAAGATTGTCTGATCCAATTGCATCAAATGAAATTGTGTAAGTTGTATTTCTTTTGGTGTTGAAGCGTTGTGATGCTGCTGCTTTAGTAGTGTCACTTGCATTTTCGATCTTAAAGAGTTTTCTGGATTCATTGTAGTAGATTGGATTAGTTGAAACCGTTACTACTGGACTCAATCCGGGATCATAATACCCCCACCCCTCCACATTTTGAGGATTACCGCTGTTTTTAAGCAGGTTCTCCCCTGCTTGCACGATTTCATCAAATCTTCTTGTGATTCCGGCTACATCTTCGGTATATTGAGCTTTAGCAACATATCCTTGCTCAAGAATTTGCCTTGTTGCTTTCAAGGCATCTACAGCAGCTTTTTCAGAATATGTAAGCATGCGCTGTTCAAGTTCACCAGTTGGACCAGTCTTAGTCTCTAATTTCGTTAATTGAGTAGATAGGCCTTGGATGGTCTGTTCAAATGTTGCTTGCGCTTGCTCTACCAGATAATTTTGATCTTCTGGAGCTGGTTGCCATTTACGTTCATTATTGCCTTCATAAAAATCAAGTTCTGTCATGAACATTCCAGACCACACGTTAGGTCTTCCTTGATATTCAAAGAGGAGATACCCTTCATCAAAAGCTCCTGTGTTAAAGCTGAATGATTTTTTGATAGCTCTATCTGAGTTGAAAGCTGGTGATCCAGTTTTGTCAAAAATGATCTGCTTTTCATCAAAATCATTAATAGATCCCTTTCTGCGTTTACAAAAAGTGATCTTAACCCTTGCAGTGTTGGCATCAAAAGCTATCAAATTAAGCATGTAATTTGTGTTTTGTTTAACGATGAATCGTGGACTGTGAACAGATGCACCATTACTCAATAGAAACATGCGTTTCTGTCCATTGAAATAGTATTGATGAGCAGTGAAGCTCATTCGTCCATTTGGTTCAATCCAATATTTCAAGCCCTCATCTGCTCTTGAGTTTCTGAGCATGTTGGGACCACCGCCAGCACCTATTGAGGTGAACTCTTCTTTGACTCCTGCCACCGTCTGTTCAACATAAGACCGATCAGCCTTGCCATTGGCCACATTGGTCAGGTCAGAGATGGCTTTCTCTGTGGTCTGTTCAAACCTGGACTGTGCGCCTTGGAGTCCAACAAATTGGCTTTGTGTTTGAGCCTTGAAATCATTGATCAGTTTTTGGATATCAGCATCACTGGTCTTTAATTTGTCAGTAGTAGCTTGCAAACCTTCCATTTTGACTTCAATGCCATTGTATTGAGCTTTGAACTCTTCTACAATTTCATTTTTGTTCTTCTGATTAGCAGCATTGATTTTCTCAGTGACTTGTGCTGAGATCTCCTCTTTGACTACTTCAGCTTGCGCTTTGGCTTGCTCAAGCCCATCAGTGATCTCTTTCTCCAAGGCTCCTGCTTTATCCTCAAAAGCTCTGTTGGCATTGTCAACCAACACTTTCAATTTCTTGTAGTATTCATCATCCTCTTGAGTCTTTTGGACTGTATCAAGGATTTCAGATGCTACATCAGAAATTCCATTAGAGCCTGACATGCCTCCACCGTGGCCAGTCTTGTCATCGAATGTAAGAGAGATATACTCTTCTGAGAGAGCATCAAAGACATAGCCCACAGCTTTTTTCTTCAGCATGACATCATGCTTCAAGCTCATGATGGTCACTGTGTCACCAAGATGAACAGTTTGACCATCTAGCTCATAAGCTTCAACCTTGATCTGATCAGTGGACTTGTCAATATCTCCATTCTTGAATTTGGCTTCACCCCATTTTCTCAATTCTTCCTCTGTAATAAGATCATTGTTCTCATACTCAGCTTCATTGATATAAGGGTAATTGCCAATGAGGGGGCTGTCCACAGTAACTTTCAGAACTGTGTCTTCTTCTGCTCCCTCTGGCTTGAAGGTTGATTTCAGATGCAGTCTTGTGATGATGCTAGAACTGCTCTTATTCCGTTCATACTGCTTCAAGTTTTGATGTGTGGTGATAACTACACCACGATCAATCCCCCGACTCTTTGGAATATCAATCAGGAAGTTGTCACGAATCATCTCACCTTCCCAAGCGCCCACGATGGAATGTTTTCCATCCATCAGGATCTTATAGAGCGTTTCATCTTCTGTAGTGTTGAAAGTTCTATTGTCCATAATGTTACTTGTGAAGGAGAATTTCCCAAGTGGTGTCTTAACTGCTGAAATCATAGCATTCAAGGCGATCTGACAAGTTGAATTTGAAACCTTTATAGGACGAACAGAGCGCTTGAAGATGTCTTCTGTGATGTGCTGGCAAGTCAGATTCACTGTGTCATCTTGCTCGCTGATTTCCTTAATCCGGAACAGTTGCCGGCCAGTGATAGGAGTTGGGGCGATGATGAGCATGTCTTCCTGAAATTTCTTATAAATTTCAGTGTCTGTGATTGGGTAGTCAACTTTGAGCGTGTAGCTCACATTGGTTACTTCTTCAACTTCTGCTTTGGTTGCTTCATGGAGTGGTTGCCCGTTCCATTTCACTGTTTGAACATTTCTGTCTAATAGATATAGAATTATAACCACCCCCAATTGGTTTCAAAAATAAGTGATTGAATACCTGGCCCCAAAACCACACCGACAGTCTTCTGAGCTTGGTTAGCATCAATTGTGATGAAGTCTCCTGACCACTTCACCAGATTTCCTTTCTTGTCCAAGAAGCTTGGATTCTGTGGATCATTCACCATCACAGCGCTCTCAGATAGCTGTTCAAGCTTGATGGTTTGCTTCCCAATCGTGAAGCTAGTCTCAGATGAGCTATTGCCTTTAATTGTGATTTTAGGAAACGCTAGTGAGCTGCCTTGTAGTCTGAGAACACCATTTGAGGTGAGAGTTTGAACATCGTTGTTCTTCATGTATTTTGTGGGGTGACAAACAAATGTCACTTCCACAGAATACATTTTAGTTTTATCTCTCTGAGTGTCAGACACCTTTGTCTGATAACAGAACCATCTTGTGAGCTTGTTCTGTTGATTCTCAAGCCAGAAGTTTCTTTTAGAAAGAAATTGGACAAATTCAAGGACTTGCAGTTCTGTTGGGTTGATGAGTTGAAGAGTGTATTTCTTTTCAATCGCTTCTCTATGAGAATTTGATTGAACAATATATCCACTAACTCCATCATGGCTTAGTAGCTTATCCTTTGAAAGACCGACTTGAATTGTAGGGCCTTCAAGCACAATCACATCAAATGGAAATGATGAAGTTCCAACTCCATCAATAATCAATTCATTGTACTTTACCATGCAGGCGCTCCTCTCAATTCTTTTTGTCTCCTCAATTCAGCAGCTATCTTCTGAGATACCTTATTAGCGATCTTCTCAATATCAGCTTCTTCTCTGATGATATTGTCAGATATGTTGATGTTGATCACGGTTCCTTGTGGATCCATTGTTTGGGCAATACCACGACCAATGGCGCTCAAGTTCCGTTCATTCAGTGGTAGGACTGCTTCTTTCCCAGCTTCCCCACCAACCATCAGACTATTCCCATTCATGCCAAATGCTGTGGGCTTGGTTAAGATCCCACCTTTGGCATACCATTCAATGCCAATACTTGGAATCCCTTTACCTTTCAGCCAGTCCATTGGGTTCAGTGATCCACTGGCCTTGAAGTGAGGTAGTGGGATGTGTGGCCATTTGAATTGGAAATTGAAGAAACCTTTAATTCCGTCAATGGCTCTTCCTACGAGATCTTTTGCTCCATTGATAGCTGTGTCAATTGTGTCTTTGATCCCATTCCAAATGCTTGAAGCGGTTGAGCTGATATCATTCCAAACTCCTGAAATTGTGCTAGAAATCCCATTGAATACAGTTGAAACTGTTCCTGTGATTCCATCCCAAATCCCAGATAGAGTTGAGCTGATCCCGTTCCAAACAGTTGAAGCCGTACCGGAAATTGTGTCCCAAATTCCAGATAAGATTTGAGCCATTGCATTGAATACAGATTCACAGATACTTTTGATCCCGTTCCAGATATTTTCACCAATACCCTTGATGGTCTCCCAAGCCCCAGACCAGTCCCCGTTGATGATCTGCATCACAGTCTTAATGATGCCTAATACCACGTTGATGGCTGTTTCTACTACGGTTTTGATGGTGTCCCAGACCGTAGAAATTACGGTTGAAATGTTATTCCATGCTGTTTCAATAAAAGGACCAAGAACATTCATGACTGTTGTCACTACTGCTGAAATAGCATTCCAGACTGTTTCTGCTGTCTGCCTGATCAATTGTTGATTGTCATTCCACCATGTTGTCAGTGTTCCCCATATTTCCATGACAAAGCTTGAAATAGCTTGGACAACAGTATTGATGACCGACATGATAGCATTCCAGACTGTTTCAACAGCGGTCCTGAATCCCTCATTGGTTTCCCACAAGTGCTTGATAACCAAGACTATTCCTGTGACTGCTGCAATAACAGCGGCTATCACTCCAATGATTGGCAATGCAGCAGCTATCAGCCCTCCTATACTTGCTCCTACAGCAACAGCAGCCGCCTGAAGGGCGAGGAAGATTGGGGCAAGTACACCGGCCACTGTTACAATTGTTCCAAAGACTACAACAAAGTTTTTGATGGGCCCAGGTAAGTTGTTGATCCATTCTGCCACTTTCTTGAAGACATCCACAATGATGTCAAGGGCGGGAGCGAATGTTTCAGCGATTGCTCCACCGACCTCAGCCATGACAATTTTCAAGCCATTTTGTGCTGTCGTGAATTTATCAATAGGATCTAGAGTGCTTTCATAAGTTTGTGAAACTAACCCTGCTGACTCTTTAGATGTTTTTCCAAGTTCATCAAAGCTCAAAGCTCCACGCTTGATGGCATCGACCATTTGTGGAGCCTTTTTAGCACCAAAGATCTCCATAGCGATCCCCATTGCTTCAGTCTCTGATTTACTGTTCTTGATTGCTTCAATGGTCTCTTTGAGACCTTCTTTCATGGTCTTTCCTTGCTTGGTGTAGACCCCTGCTGCCTTTGTCATTCCTGACAATGCTGCTGATGAATCAACCCCATGCTGTTCAAGTTGACCAATCAATGTGACAGCTTCATCAAATTCAAGACCAAGCATCTTGATTTGTGGCGCTCCATCTGTTGCTTTCTTCATCAAGTCATCAACAGAAACCCCTGTGGATTGTGCCACATAAGTGGTGCTATCCAGTACATCAGATAGGTAGTCAACAGAATATCCGTAGGCTTCCAAGGCTTGCTTGGACTGAATTGTTGCATTCGTGATGTCAGATCCGTTGATTTCTGCAAACTTGAGCATGTCAACAGATGTGGTTTTGAGCGCATCCCCTGTCAGGCCAAATTGGGTGTTAACTTCACCGACTGCATTCCCGATTTTGCTGAAATCAGTAGGCATTTCAGTGGCTATGCCATTGGCAATTCCTTGCATCTGCTCAAGGGACTTTCCACTTGCACCAGTCTTGGTGACAATAGTGTCCATTCCTTCATCAATTTCCCGGAACGCATCTAGAGCGCTCTTTCCAAAATCAACCAACTTTTGACTGATTTCAGATAGCTTCTCAGAGAATTGGTTCAGTAACTCAGCTTTCAGAAGCTTGTTTGTCTCTTCAAGACCGCTACTAGCTTTCTTTCCTGACTCGCCAAGATTTTCCATTTCATTAGCAAGCCCGTTGAAGGCAGCCTTGGACTCATTCAGTTGAGTTTCTAGCTTATTGACTTCTGTTGAGTTCTCGCCATACTCTTGTTTTGCAAGAGCAAGCTGTTTCTCAAGATTCTCAACCTGTTGGGCGACAATCTCGCTTTGCTTCCCAATCTTCTGTTCAGCAAGTGCCAGCTTATCTGCTTCACTAGCGTTGGAACCCATTTGGCTTTCTTGTAGCTTGAATGAGCTGACAACTTTGTCACCTTCGCTGGCAAGGCGCTGTTGCTCATTTTGAAGCTCTTTCAGTTGTTCACGGTTTGACTTGGTAGCATTCCCATTTCCATCTAATGCCTTATTGACATTCTCAAGCTTGTTCTCATAGCCCTTCAGGATGTTCTCAGTCTGGACCACTTCCCGTTGAAATGCACGGTATTGATCAGCACCAATGTCACCACTTTTGAACTGAGCTTCAACTTGTGCTTGTGCCTGTCTCAATGTTTCCAATTTCTCCTTGGTTGTTGAGACTTGCTTTTGGAGGACTTCTTGCTTCTGAGCCAATAGAGTCACATTCCCTGTGTCAAATTTCAGAGCCTTGTCAATACTCTTCAATTCTTTTGCTGCTTCGATAGAAGCAGAATTTACTTTCTTCAGGGCATTTTGAAGGGGCTGTGTGTCACCACCAATCTCAATTTTTATCCCTTTAATATTACCGGCCATATTTCCTCCTTTCACATAAAAATATAAAGAGCGCCTAAAGGATTCTTGTGATCAATCGTCCATCTATTCAATGAACTTGACCTCAGATTCTTCCTCTCAGCACTCTATTTCAGACTAAAATGAGTCAAAATCTGACTGTGTGGCCTTGCGTGTTTCTGATTTATTTTCAGTACGCAAATTCACATAATCTGTTTGATAATCCAGAGCCATTCCAATTGAAATGTGCTTCAGATCATCAATTGTAAGCCCAGTTTCTTTACAGCAAGAAAGATAAGATTCTACTGTAAAGATTTCATCACTGGCTGATTCTGACTCATCTGGTTTTTTTTTGATGTCATCGTATCATTGATCATTTCCATTAGAATTGGAGCAATGTCCTGCAAAGGAAATTCTTCCATTTCCATGAAAAATTGTTCATAAGGCTTGATGTGTGGGTTCCCTGATTTGGCGAACACCCAAAAAAGGCGATTGAAGAAGGTCATGTCAAAATTAGCCAACATGTTGATGTCAACTTCATTGTTGCCATTCTCAGCCATTTGCATGATATTCTGGTTTGAGATCATTCCAAAAAGATCTTGGAAGAAATCTTTCCCAAACTCACTCTTATAAGCGATAGGAGTGTAAGCATTGGTTACAAGCTCATACTCCTTTTCACTAATGGTCACACTCTTACGCATTTAAGGCCTCCTTAATTACAAAGCTTGATTAGGTTCATAGACCTTTTCAAACCATTTCTTATAAACTTCTTGATCATCCGCTGATGTAATGGAACGTTTCACAACTTGGTCACCGGGACGAGGGCTGGCATTGAAGCTCAATTCACGTTCATTCACGTTGGTTCCGTTCTTGGTAGCTGATCCGCTCGATGGGCGACTTGCTGAACAGTAATACATGACATGGCGTGTCTTGTTGGCATCGCCAGCAAATTCAAACATAAGTGCGAAGTTGGTTGTCTTCGCATCTGCTTTTTCTGTAACCACTCCTGTTGTAGAGTCTTTGATGTCGCCCAAAATTTTTGTTGCGAATGCTTCAATGATGTGTGGGACTTTGAATTTACCTTCGTAACCTTCATTTGAGTTGACGAAGTAATAATCAATGTTATCAGCTTTCACTGATCCTGAATCCCCTTTAGGGTCCAGCGTCAATTCCATCGCTCCAGGGAAGCGGAATACTTGACCATAAGTGATCACTCCTGCTTCACTGATTGATTGGATTGGTGCCACATGGACATTTTCAAGTCCAAATGTAACTTTGTTTTCAGTCATTTCTTTCCTCCTCAATATAGATAGACTTCATAAGACTTCACAAACAGTCTTTCTGATTCAATAAAATTCTCTTCTTGAACATCATAAAAGAGCTTGTGGTCATTCCACAGCTCTTCCAATCGTTCTTCTAACTCCTCATCTTTTCGTTCAAATGCCAATTCTACAGTGACAGAACGGATCATGTATGATGCTTGATTGTCTGTTCCTGTGATAGATGGCAAGCTTTCAAAATAGACAAGGTAAGGCAGCGTGGGGACATTTCCTTCCCTGAATGCCTTGTAAGTGACAGGCAGGCCAGCCTGTTCCAAAATTTCTGCAAACTCTGACAGCTTCATCTTCCAAGCTCCTTCAATTTCTTTTCAAAATTCTCAATAGCGTGATCTTCTGCCGGCTTGATGTGTACTATTCCGGAAACCCGTCCCCCGTTCCTCTTTAAGTGGCCAAATTCAAGCAAATGTGGGAGACGGTAATTTGTGTTGTGAACCACAAAATTACCTTTCCCCATTTTTGTTTTTTTCCACGATTTGGCATACTTACCACCTTTTGCCCTTGGACTTTTTGGACTTGTGGTTTTTAATTCTTGGACGGCCTCTTCTGCTGTTTCTTCCGCTATCTTGTCCACTTCTTCTTCAACTTCTGTGGAATACTCTGCTAATGCTTTAGCAATTTGACTGGCTAGATCTTGGCTCATGTCATTTTCTCCACCAGAGTCAATTCAAGGATATTGAGGTTGATTGGATATGTCTTCAAAATCCGGTACTCTTTACCGCCAAATTCAGCAAATTCCTGATTGTCGTATTCAAAGCTGTGAATATCAACAATCAGATTTGGACGAATGCCGGCCTGATTGGCTTGGTAGAATTCGGATCGTGTAATAGATTTTTTCTTACAAAAAATTGTAGTCTTTACTTTCTCAGTCAGATCTTGCTTGAGTTTGTCCTTGCCTGTAATTTTAAAACCTATCAATGTGATTTCATCATTCCACATCTCACACCTCTTTCTTGGAAGAGATTTGCAGATTGTGCAAGCGCCATTGAAGGTGACGTGGCAAATCAACACCACCTTCATAGCGATAAGCAGCAAAGTCAACAATGAACATTTCATGGTCAGCACGATCTGGAACCAATTCAACACCCAGATTGTTTGTTAACTCGCTGATGACGCTTGAGACAATCTTCTCTAGTGTTTTATTTCGCAAATTTGAAGCAATTCCTAATTTGATTTTAAGTAATTCCACTAACTGACCAGTGTCCATGTTATTCTTCCTCTTTCTTAGTTGCTTTCTTGCGTTTTGGTTTCTCTTCAGTAGCTTCTTCTACTTCTTCAGTAGTCGCTTCCACTTCTTCAGAGGTCTCTTCTACTTTCTCAGTAGTTTCTTCTACTTCTTCAGCGGCCTCTTCTACTTTCTTAGTAGCTTTCTTTACTACTTCATCAGTGATGAAGATTGAACCTGCTGAGTTGAAGCCTGTCAAGAGGCTTTTAACAAACTCTTGATCAGGTTCATAGCCTTTGCGTGGGAAGACATCATCAATTTTATATTCATGTTGTTCTTCATCACGCATGTCCTTGAATGGACGGATTACAGTATAGGTCATGCGATACCTCCTTATGCTACAACATCAGTGTATGTGCCAAAGAATCCAGCGGCAGCATCTACTTTCTTAACATCCAAACGGATGAAGAGTCCAAGCAATTGGCCATAGATGTCATTGTTAACCCATTTAACAGATACTTGAGAACGGTCAAAGAGTTTGACAAATTCAGAGATATCACCAATGAAGAACTTCATGTCTCCTTCAACTCCGAATACAGTGTCATCTACTGGGTAGATTGTTTTACCACCGAATGAGTAGCCTGTAGGTGATGCCACATCTGTTTGAAGCATGTAGCGACCATTTTTGTCTTTCACTTTGTCAAGTGCTGCAAACATTGATTGAGTTACAACAATACTTGCTTTGTAGATTGATTTAAGTTTCTTGTTGTAGATGTCCTTGATGCCATCGAATCCAGCAGCATCTGCTTGAGTTGCTGATTTGAGGATAGTAGCGACTAATGACAATTCAGTATTTTCGCCTTGATTAAATACTTCATCTTCTACAATTGACATGATGTCATAGTCAGCATCATCAATCATTTCTTGAGATACAGGAATGTATCCACGGTAAGTCTTGATTGAGTAATCAATTTCGCTGATGCTTGGTTTACCAAGTTCAGGATTAGCTTTCAATTCATCAGTTGAAGCCATTTTGCTGTCTGTCTTCTTGATAACTGGATATTTACCAGAACCACTATTGACTTTGACACGTTGGACAAGATCCAAGAGTGGATTGCGTGTTTTTTCAAGGAAGTGAGGTTTCAACACTTCAGTTGGGATCAAAGCAGCGCTTCCAGAGTCAGTTGTTTTAAGACCTTCAATGTCACGAGTTTGACCAGTACGAATGAATTTAGCAATTGCGTCACGTTCTTCCAATTTCTTTCCTCCACGTTGCTCAACATCTTTGAATGTTGGAGCTTTCCGATTTTGTTCATCAACTTGTTTTTGAAGATCTTCAATTTCTTCTTCAAGTTTTGCTTTTTCTGCTTGCTTTTCTTCCAATTCTTTTTGGAGATCTTCAAGGCTCTTTTCAACCGTTGAAACCTCTTCTTCAGTTTCAGCACGGTCCAGTTTTTCTGCTTCAATTGCAGAACGGTTGTTCAATTCTTCAATTGCTTCTTCCAATTCAACAACCTTATTTGCTTTTGTGCGCATACGTGCGCCCAGAATCAATGCTTTGTTCATAGATTGTATTTCTCCTTAATTTTCATTTTGCGTTCATTTAACGCATCACTATTAGCACGTTTCAGACATTCAAAGTCTTTCTTCCGTGCAGCAATTTCAGTCTGTGGATATGCTGGGAATGTGCAAGGGCTGACCTCAAAGATTTCAAGCTCTAGCACTGTATCAAGATAGGAACCATCTTCACGCTCAACAGTGTCCACCTTGATTGGCATAAATCCAAAACTGCATCCAACTATATCCCCACGCTTTACACGGGCATATGCTCCCATAGCGTCTGGATCGTTCCTGTTGATGATAATGTCCCCATAGAGACCTTTGTCATCAACTTTGAGACTCACTGTGCTGTTCCCTGTGCGTCCTAATACTAGGTTATGATCATGATTAAATAATGCACGGATATCAGCATTCTTGATGGCTTCTTCCACTCCTGCACGTTTAATCACTTCAAAATAGCCTGGCCACAGCTCAGTTTCTTCATCGAACCGGATGAAGTAGCCACTCAGAATCAAGTCACCAGATTCTTGTTCTTCTCGTGTCTCGAATTGAGTAGCGATGTATGAATTACGTTTCTTCACTGGCATTTCCTCCTTCCTTGTTTAGTTTGCTCTGATTGCCTAACTCGCCTTGTGGAAGATAGTTTTCAAGAACAATAATTTCATCCATTTCAGGATCCGGAGTCATACCAACCCAATCTCTCCACTCGTTTCTACGCATTGCAGCACTGTTGGTCATTTGTTGGGCCACAGTTGAAAGCTCTGTAATGTCGTATGAGTACAATGAGCGTGGATTGAATTTGAAGTAGCGTGTTGTTGAAGTCAGTAGATCTCTTGTAAGTGTCTGAGTAATCGTTGTTGCGATGCTCATGATAGTGGTATTCACAAAGTTGTTGTATTCTTCTTTGTTGAAATCTCCCACACCTAACACAAAAGCCGGAACACCTAACATTCCAGCTACTGTTTTCTTATCAATTTCTACCGACTCATTCAAAGCGATGTCATTCAAACTTAATGGCTTCACTTGTTCCACTTCCATCAAGGCATCGGGAACAATCCAAGGTTCACCAGACTGACTTGTTGTCAAGTATTTCTTAGCGATTTTCTCCCGACCCTCAACAGTTCCAAGCTCTTCACTGGATGAGTCCACCTTCACAATGAGGCTTGGAACGTTCTTTCCGTTCATGAAGCCCTTCTTGGTCTGTGTGGCCATGTTCAAATTTCGGACAATGTCTTTCAAGGCCAATCTAAAACCGGTCCCAATATAAGGCCGGTCTGGATCAGGATTGATGGCAAAGTGGACTACTTCATCCGGATTGAAATCAGTGTCCCTGAAGTGGATCATGTATGTTAGATCATTACTTTTGAACGACACTTCTGACATCGGGAATGGTCTGAGATTGCTGATATAGTCAGTCATTGGATCGTATTCCACATGTAGGACAGAATTCCCATCGCCAAATAGAAGCAAGTCCCTGACAATTTTGAAGATCCATGATTTTCTTGTCATGTGATCGCAAGGGTTGATGTCAATCTTACGGGCTAACCCGTCCTTGATTCGTACATCACCGGATTCTGTGTTCTCCATCAGCTGGATCGTCATATTTGAAACCATGTCAGCAATTTTATTGACTGCCATGATCACATCTGGATTCCTTGCTAGTGGAATATAGCCATCTCCATCATACATGATGCCCAGATCTGAACTCCCAAAGCTTGTGAACATCGTTTGAGACTTGCCACGCTTGAATAATTTGTCAAAGATTCCCATTTTTCTCACCTCCTTTCTATCTAATCAAAGTAAGCCATCACATTCTTATTCTTACCAAGGTTAGCAAGCGCCTGAATACAAGCAAAGACACTCGCATCAAACAAGTCAATTCTTGCTGTACCTCCATCGCCATCTAGTTTTTCATACTGGACAGCATCATCCACTTTTTCAATAGCTCTTACGTTGCTGACACAATACTCATAAGCGTCCGAATGTACATAATAAAATTCTTTATTTTTCACTTTCAATTCGATTCTTCTGAATCCCTCTGATTTCAAATAGAATAGCTGAGGTTGGTCAATCATTTTGAATTTAGCTTGCTTCATTTTGAGCATGAACTCTCTACCAAATTTTCTGTCCATACCGACAGCAGCAATTTTGAAGCCTTTCTGTCGCATCTCTATGAACCATTTAACAATGTCATCATAGAGAACAGTTGGAGTGTTGCTCATTGTCAGCCAGCCATCTGATTGCCACCCAAAAAGTGGGATGCCATCATCATTGGCTTTCTTCTGAGCATTGACACGAGGGAAGAAAGCGTGTGTTATACAGATATCAACATCTTTTTCACCGTCATTGTACACACCATAAAGAGCAGCAGCGGTCAAGTCATGCAGCCTTGAAAGGTCAGCCCCTCCATACCACCGAATAGGAAGCCTTGCAAGCTCCTCAATGGTCCAGTCATAGCAGTCATCACTAGCAATGAACTCATCAGGATTGAAATAAGCGTTCATTGAGTTTGTGAAGACATTCAGTGTCTTATTGAAGAACTCATTTCTGGTCTGTGGATCATTCAAAGCTTGTTCTGCTTCTTCCTTGAGGGCTTTGAGTGAGACGGTAACACCCCATGAAGGGTTTGCCATCTTCAACACATTCTCATCCAAGTAGTCTCCCACATCTCCATCAGTGTCCTGATTTGCCTTACAGATAAAGATGAAGAATGAATCATCTTTGACCAGCTCTTTCAACACCTTCTGACAATATTTCAGACGGTTGGCAAGGAAGCCTGTTGGAATGTCCCCGGCTGTTGAAATAACAAAAAGCATACTGTTTCGGTATGCTGACATTGTTTTCTTCATAAGACCGTATTTCTTGGAATTTCTCATGGTGTGTGCTTCATCTAGGATGATGACATTCCCATTGAGAGAGTCAAGCCTGCTCTCATCATTGGCCAGCGCTTGGATAAAGAATGAACCCTCCTCGCCAAAATTGGCAGTGATGGAGTGTTCTTGGTTGTTATCTTTGATACGAATGTTCTTGTCATTCCATCGCTCAACATTGAACCGCAAGAAGCCAAAGGCTTCCAAGGCTTGCTTGACTGAATTGGCTACAATATAGCATTTTGAACCGCTATCTGTATCAAGAATCTGATAGGCCAGAGCGATGGCGGCAGTGAAGGAAGTCTTGCCATTTTTTCTGGCAAGCATGATCAAAGCTTCCTTGAAGCGCCTCTCATTTGTTCCCTTGATATAGAATCCAAAGAGATTGACCACAACAAAATGTTGCCACGGTTGCAAAAGTAATGGCTTGTTACGAATGGAGACCGCAAACATATCATCACCTTGCTGATGGACAATTGTGTTCTCGATGAAATGAACGACAAAATCAACCATGTCTTCATCCATCTCAAATTCTGGATTGTCCAAATCTCTCAGAAAGCGTGATGCTGCCAAAATGTTCTCTTCACAATGCTCTTCCTGATGGTCTAGAACGTGTTGAGCGTATTTTTTAGCTTTCTCCACGTTACCCATCAGACTTCACCCGTTTCTTTTTGATCTCATCCTTGAATTTCAGAACCTCTGTAAGGACTGATCCATTGTCTTGCTCTACTACTTCACCCAATGATTTAGGATTCATCATCAGTTGATTGGAATAGCTGAGTATGTCTTTCCGTAGAATTTCCATCGCTGTCAGGATGGGGACCTTACGTTCATTCTCAGCTCCTGCCTTGTTCACATAGACATCTGTGACAGGATAGCCCATGTCAGCATAGTCCTGAGCAAGTTTCTGATACTGAAATAGCATCCCTGAAAAGATGTCAATGATCATGTCAAATTCTTTGCGATAAGTCCCAAGCTCTTTCATCTGTTTGATGACTTTTGACTTGATAGATTTAGCTGTGACTGGTTTTGCCAAAAACTAGGCCTCCTTCCTGAAATCCCTTTAGTTTTTATCCCCTTTTTGTCTGAGCGGTCCCGACTTGGAAAAAGTTCCCTTCACCGGTTCCCAGACGCTCGAAAAAAATTTTTTTCGATGGGGGGGATAATCGAAAAAATCAAAAATTGAAAAATTGAAAAATTCGATTTTTACAAAATTTCATTTTTTTTGTTTTTGTAAAAATTTAAAAATTCCCTTTTTCGTTTCTTTTGCCAAAAAATTCCTTGACCAATAACTTTATCATTCTTTCTGTC